GAGTCCTATGTGGCTCGGATGCGACGCCACCGTGACCGGCTCCTCGCCGAGTCCGACTGGACCCAACTCGAGGACGCACCAGTAGACCGCCAAGCGTGGGCCGACTACCGGCAAGCCCTCCGCGACTTCCCCTCCAGCTGGACACCGGCCCCGACCGTCACGTTCCCGGACAAGCCGTGAAGAGCCTCGCCGTCCTCGCCCTCCTGTTCGGCTTCCTGTCCATCTGGCTTGTCACCGGATGCAACGACCGGACCCGAGACAATTGCCAGACCCAGCCCACCGCTCCTCGATGCAAGGTGACCCCATGAAGCGCTACACCAACAGCGAGATAAAAGCCCGACTCATCCTCGCGATCGGGATCTGCCTCGGCCTCACCTTCATGATGTCCGTCGGCGCACTCCTCTACGGTCTGCTGTTCGTCGTCCAGCCGCTCGACGTCTCCCCCAACGACGAGTCGGCGTGGGCCACCCTGAACCCCCTAGTGCTGTTCATGACCGGAGCGCTGTCCGGCGTCCTCGCATCGAACGGCCTGAAGGACAAAGAGAAGAACGAGGAGCCGTCATGATCTCAGTCACTACCACCGTCACCACGACGCGCGTCAAGATCGTCTCCAAGACGGTGAACAACACTCGCACCGTGATCGTCCGACCCGTCGGCAACGACGTGTACGTCGGGGGCGACGACGTCACCACCGCGAACGGTCTCCAGATCTCCAATAACACGAACTTCAGCATCGTGATCCCACCGGGCGACGAGCTGTGGGCAGTCGTCTCCAGCGGCACCCACAGCATCACCACCCTGATGTCCAACTCGGGGATCGCATGACCGAGGCCACCAAGTTCGTCTCGTGGCAGAAGGCCGGCGAACCCGGAGCGAGCCACGCCGGAGCGTCCCCCAACCTGCAGGCCCTCGCCAAGTACCTCAACGAACGGTGGGGCCTCAAGAGTCTCGGCATCTACAACCGGCGTCCGATCCGAGGCGGCACCGCATGGTCGTCCCATGCGTTCGGAGCTGCGCTCGACGCAGGGTTCACCAACCGGACCGTCATCGACGCCGAGGTCATCCCGTTCCTGATCGCCTACTCGGAGGAGCTGGGGATCCAACGGATCCACGACTACCAGAACAAGCGCTACTGGGAGGCCGGTCGTGGCTGGGTGAAGCGTTCCCCCGGACAAGGCGACGCATGGCTCCACATCGAGACGCCCCCCTCCGCCAAATGGTCCGACTCGACGCCGATCGCAGACAGGCTCACAGACGCCCCTCAGAAGCCCTCCACGGCCCCCATGGCCCCCACGGCCCACACGTACCCCGGCAAGCCGCTACGGGTCGGCTCAGAGGGTCCTGCGGTCGTCTCCGTCCAGAAGGCCCTCAAGATCACCGCCGACGGCAAGTTCGGCAGAGTGACCGACCAGCACGTCCGCACCTTCCAGAAGGCTCGAGGCCTCATCGTGGACGGCGTCGTCGGCCCCACGACATGGAAGGCTCTCCATCCCTGACATCGGCTCCCAGAGTCGGTAGACCGTAGGAGACACCTTCTGCCGACCACGGTCGGACCGACCTCAAGGAGCACCAAATGAAGCTAACCCTCCCGGACTATCTCGTCCTCGGATTCTTCGCGATCATGAGCCTCATCGCAGGCAACGAGATCGTCCACCGGATCACCAAGGATGACCCTCAGACGGCACCGGCAGTCGTCACCGAGCCGACACCGCAGACGGTCGTCATCACGCCCGTCCCCTCCACGCCGACCACCACGAGCACCGTGGCACCAACCACCACCGTCACGGCGCACGACGCCATGCAGGCCGACCTAGCGCAGCTGGCCCTACCGGCTGACACGCCGTGCCAGATTTGGGCACCGCTCGTCCTCGAGGTCGGCTGGCCCGAGGAGGAGGTCGTGAACGTGCTCGAGGAGATGTGGCAGGAGTCCCGTTGCCTGAACATCATCCCCGGCGACCCTCGCTGGAACGGGCACGACTACGGCCCGATGCAAATCAATCAAGTGTGGAAGGAAGAGACCGCGCACCTGTTCGGCTCGTGGGACCGCATCAACGAACCAGCCGTAAACCTCGCCATGGCCCTCGAGATCTGGCGATGGCACGATCACCATCGTGGCTGTGGATGGGAGCCGTGGAGCCGGTCGTGCTGAACGTCCTCCAACCGGACTGGATGGTTGAAGCCGACTGCCAAGACCTACCGCTCGACATGTTCTTCCCACAGCCCGGCAGGATCGGCGCAGCTGACGCCAAGAAGGCCATCAAGGTCTGCAAGGCCTGCCCCGTCCGTGTCGAGTGCCTCGCCTATGCCATGACGTTCCCCGATCGGTCCCTGCCTGGCATCTGGGGTGGCACCACGGAGCGTGAACGGTCACGGATGCACCACGTTGAGACACCCATCCGCTACCGTGTCGGAAAACCCGACTGAGAGGATTATCCGATGACCGACGACATCGACGAAGCAGAGGAATGGATCGAAGAAGTGATCGAGGAACTGTACGGAATCCAGAAGCTGTTTGATCTAAAGATCCACCAGATCGAGACGCTCCGACAGGACCGCGCAGAGCTGCGCCGCGCCCTTTACGAGGTCTCGTACATGCTGAACAGTCTGGAGGTGCTCCCGTCCGCCATGACGAAAACCACCTCGGACACGCTCGTCCGCCTGAACCTCGGAGGCTTCAATGATTGACCGGAACCGGCTGGAGAAGCCGACCGCCGGATCGTGCTGTCGATGCCAGACGTTCCTTGAGGGTGACGACATCTTCCATTGGTCGCCCGGCTCATGGTCCGTGTGGTGCTTCAAGTGCTACAAGGCCGAACACTTCCACAACCTCGTCCGACTCCAGCAACGATCGGAGGACCGTCGTGGGATTTGATCTGTCCACCTACGCCACCGTCGAGGAGCGTCTCGCCCTCTTCTGGGCCGCGAACCCTGACGGCCGGATCGCCACCGAACTCGTCCGCATGGACGACCACGCCGTCCTCTTCCGTGCCGAGGTCTACGCGCATCGCAAGGATCCGCTCCCGACCGCCACCGGCTACGCCCACGAAGAGAAGACCGAGCGAGGCGTCAACGCTACGTCGTGGGTGGAAGTGTGCGAGACGTCGGCCGTTGGCCGTGCCCTCGCCAACTGGATCTATCAGGCTGGCAAACGACCGTCACGTGAGGAGATGCAGAAGGTGGACCGCATGGGCGGCGCACCGGCCCCGACCGGCGACGGCCCGTCAGACGCACAGATCAAGCTGCTCCGGTCGTTGAAGTACGAGGGCGACCCTCGAGCACTCTCCAAGCGTGAAGCGTCAGCCGAGATCGACCGCCTCAAGACGGAGCACCCGTTCTGATGATCATCGAACTGTCACCGGCTCAGATGCTTGAGTGCCAAGAGGAAGCCGTCTACCGGGCAGAGTCCTACGTCGACGCCACCCGACGCAAGAACATGAAGGACGGTCTCAGCTTCGAGACTGTGCTCCGCTACAACGTGGACGGATGCATGGGCGAACTGGCCTGCGCCGCCGGACTCGGCTACGACTGGACCGGCCCCGACAGCCCGTCGGCCTACGACGTCGGAGCGTTCATTGAGGTGCGCTCCACCCGCTATCGCACCGGCAAACTCATCGTCAAGGAGGCTGAACGGGACAAGCGTGACCGCCATACGCCGTACGTGCTGGCGATCATCTCCGGCTCCGCAGTCCGGCTCGCCGGATGGATGTCCCTTGAGGACGTGCTCGACAAGGGCTACCACTACTGGCAGAAGGGCCAGAAGTTCATCGCCGTCCAGCAGGCCGACCTGTACGACATGGAGATCCTCCGCATGGAGGACGAGTGAGAGGCCCTGAGGCCGAGTTCCAGTCTGCAGTCATCGAGGCTGCGAACTGGCATGGCTGGATTGTGCACCACACTCGCAACGTCCAGATCCGACCCGGAGTCTGGGCCACCCCCCTGCAAGGGCACAGGGGGTTCCCTGATCTAGTGCTCGCACGTCGAGCGTCCGGCGACCTTGTGTTCGCCGAGTTGAAGTCTGCACGGGGCCGACTGTCCCCCGATCAGGAGCTGTGGTTGGCGACCCTGACCGCAGCTGGAGCCGAGGCCTACTGTTGGAGGCCTTCGGACATGGCAGTCATCTTGAACCGACTATCAAGGAGAACCCAATGAACCATCCATGGCAACAACCCATCCGACCGCTCGAGGTCTACCCGACAGAGCTGGAGGTCTGGCGACCCGTGCTGTTCATCCGTCCACGGACCGAGCGAGGCTGGGAAGTGATGACTGCCGCTGGGGCCGTGTGGACGAACGACGACGCGTCGATCCGTGAGGTGCAGTCATGATCCGGCGCACCCCACGACCTGAGACCAACTGGACCGTCATCCGCAACGAGGTCATCAACGACGACCGGCTCTCCTTCAAGGCGACCGGCGTCCTCGTCTACATCCTGTCCAAGCCCGACCATTGGCAGACCTCCACAGCCCACCTCGCCACCGTGAAGAAGGAGGGCCTCGACGCGATCCGGACCGCCATGACCGAACTCGAGCGAGCCGGGTACGTCAAGCGACGCCGCTATCAGGACACGCTGGGACGCTGGAAGTACGACATCGACGTCTACGACAACCCTGTGCACAAGCCTGTGCAAACTGTGGACGAATGCACCTCACCTCAGGGGGATTATCCTCACGGGGAAAATGCCGACGTATTAGTAAAGACTGAACAAGTAAAGACTATGAGAAAATTGGCATCTAGTGAGATACCCAAGCCAAGGCTCTGTGGACAATGCCAAGGCCAAGGACGAACCATCGACGACGACACCATCGTCACCTGCCCCAACTGCAACGGCGACGGGATCGGCTGATGGCATCACGTAACCCCATCTACCGAGACGCCCGATGGAAGGCCCTGCGCCTCCAAGTGCTAGCCGAGGAACCCACCTGCCATTGGTGCCACCGCCGACCCAGCACCCAAGCCGACCACCTCGTCGAGTTAGACCGAGGAGGAGACCCCTACGACCGAGCCAACCTCGTCGGCAGCTGCGCCCCATGCAACGGCGCTCGAGGTGCCCGGTACGTAAACCGGAAGACAGCCCTCCGCATCCAATCCCGACGCGAAGCCCCAACCGTCGGAGCAGACCTCACCAACTGCCAAACCTGCAACACCCAGTTCATCCCAGACTGGCGCAACGTCAGACGAGGAGGAGGCAAGTACTGCTCCATCCCATG